GGCGGCGGGCAAGTAGGTTTATTTATTCCATGTTCTGTAATTAACAATATACGATATATTTCTTACTGTCACATTAAAAATATCGGCAATTCTTTTCTTTGTTGAAATACCAGAAGAATAAAGACCTCTGATAATCCATATCTTTGGCCAGTCTAACTTAACTATTCTGCTATTCCTGCTATTTTGAGCATGGGAAATGAATCTACAGTTTGATGGTTCATAATTCCCATTATTATCAATACGGTCTATATATAAATTATTTGAATAGCCATTCGCAAGAGCCCAATCTTTAAATACAATAAAATCTTTCCATTCTTCACAGACTCTTATTCCTCTACTATACCAATTGTGACTATTGGGATTTGTTCCTCTTTGGATCACCCCTTCCCATGTTTTATATAATCTACTTCTTCCTCCCTTTTTTCTTGCATGTCCGTGACCGTGATCATAACGAGCACACCCGCAAGATTTATCTCTATTACCATGAGAAAAAGGCCTTATAACTTCATTTTTACAAGATGGGCATAAAAAGAAATAATATTTTCTAAGCCATCCATGGGAATCCCTTTTTGTATGTGATTCTCTTAATAGTTTCATTCTTCTCTCTTGTCCAGCCAAGATTCTATTTCAGATTTTGACCAAACTGTTATCTGAGAAGACGTTTTCTTTCCTTTGGGAAATTTTCCTCCTTTAATAAGATTCTGTATAGTGCGCTTACTTCCTATTGCTGGGTATCTTGAAATTAACCCAGGATTTTCGTTCTGATCATCTAATCTAAAATAATCTTTCATTTTTCATCTTTTATTGGCGACCCTGACAGGATTTGAACCCGCGACAAAGTGATAGACAATCACCCATTCTACCAGACTGAATTACAGGGCCGATTTTTTTTAAATAAATTTATCTATTTGTCTAAAATTTTACGCAAATGAAAGCAAACTGTCAACAAAAAAGGACAGGCCGAGTAAGAATAATGTAAATGGACGTAAACTACTGAAACTTAAAAAGAACTTGACAACCAAATCAATCAGATTTAAACTAAAAATATAATAGAAAGAAACCGCAAATAAAGAGGTCATATGGTATATGGAACAGTCAAAGCAAAAGAAGTCATAGCGGAAATTGATAAAGACTTAGCAACAACAAACTGGAAAGGGGCAATTCATTCGAGTGCGGCACCAGCATCAGCCGGGGCAACGGGAGTAGCTGGAACAATCACTTGGGAATCAGGGTTTTTATATGTGTGCGTGGCTACAGATACCTGGCAGAGAGTAGCAATCGCAACTTGGTAATCTAAATGGATAGAATAAAAATAGCCGAATTTGATTCATTAAAAGTCTATTCAACTTTTGGTGTATTTGCGAACGGGGACGTAATAACAACCAATGTCTATAAAGACGGTTCATCAAGCGCTGAATCCCAAACAGCCGGAACCGTAACGCAAATAGGCACAACCGGAGTTTTCGCCTATCCTCTATCTGACCTCGTTAATAATCCAACCACATTGACCGAATATTACTGGACGATGGAAGATGCCACGACCAAAAAGGATTCAGGTTTTATTCGTGTGGGTGGATGGGTCGAAACCGCATCATCAGGTCCAGGTGCAAATCAAGTAACTATCACAGTCAATGATGCCATTCCCGCCCCAATCGCAGGCGTCGAAGTCAAAGTTTTCAATTCAGCCCAAACAGTTCTCTTAGACGTAAAAACCACAAATGCCAGCGGACAAGTTGTTTTTGCTCTTGACGATGGGGCTTACAAAGTTCAACTCGCAAAAACACAATACTCTTTCACTGTTCCCGAAGATCTAACAGTTTCAGGCGTAACTACAGATACCTATATAGGCGCTCCAATAGTAATTACTCCAGGGTCAGGCGCGGGGGAATGCGAGGTTTCTATTTTTGTATCAAGTCAACGACCTACGATCGCATTAGCAAGTTTAACAGGAACAGCGGAAATCATAAGTCTGCCAGCCGAAATAAGTGGTGTATTTTATACAGGCCAAAAAGTAGCCGGGACTTACGATTCTTCCAATTCTAGAATTTTTTGGATTCTTCCGAGATCTAGTACATGCCAATTTAAGGTGAGTGATCTCGGTATTGAGGGGAACGACGCGCAAAAGGCGATCCCGGACACGGCCAGTGCTGACTACAAGGACCTATAGAATGGGCGTGTATAGAGATATAAAAGGTGAAAAGTTCGGAAAGTTGACTGTAATAAGTATTTCAGGAAAGAACGAACGCGGAGTAGAGCTTTGGAAATGTATTTGTGAATGTGGCGGAACAAAGGAAGCAAACAAACGCTCACTCATGGGCGGAAAGTTGAGAAGTTGCGGGTGCCTACAATTGGAGTCTTCGTTATCTAAACTAAAGGCAATAAAACATATAGGATATAGAAACGACATAGTGGGTAAGAAATTTGGAAGACTAACAGCGATAATGTTCAGCCACTCTCTTAAAAAATACGCTTACTGGAAGTTTTTATGTGAGTGTGGAAATATTAAAGTAATAAGAGGTACTCACGTAACATCAGGGCTCACGTTAAGTTGCGGTTGTTTTCGCAATGAGCAAACAAGTAAGGCATTAACAACACATGGACACTACACCGGAAGAAGCCAGACCTCTGAGATTTGCGCGTGGAAAAACTTGAAAGAAAGATGCTTAAATAAAAAGGATAAAGGTTACGAGAACTATGGTGGAAGAGGGATTAAAATTTGCGACAGGTGGATGAAGTTTGAGAATTTTTATGCCGATATGGGAGACAGACCATCTGATAAACACAGTATAGACCGCATTAATAACGATGGAAACTATGAACCATCAAATTGTAAATGGTCAACAAGGACAGAACAAAACAGCAACACAAGAAGGAATAGGTATTATACGTATGGAGGCGAAACTCTTACAATTATGCAGTGGGGTAGAAAGCTAGGTTTTAATCCCGGGATGTTAAAAAGTAGAATAAAAAGAGGTGCAAGCTTTAAGGACGCAATTACGCGGCCACTTAGGGGTGTGTAAGTGACAACTGAAGCCCAAAGAAAACGAATCAAAAGCCAATTAGCAAACAGGAGAAAAACTCGTTCCTTTAAAGAACCGTCTGAAAACAAAATGATCGAAATGGAATTCGCTAAGGCAATCATAAAAGAAATAAACAAAATTGACAAAATAACCAAAGAAATCCTAATCCCAGAACTTGACCGATTAACAGGACACAAACAAGCAAGATTCGATGATCAGTTTAAGAACCTGGTAGGTATCGCTTTAGTTGCTGCATTAATCGCACGAATGAAAAGCATGTTTTATGGTGAATCAGTTCATCCGGACACAGAACCAAGACAAGAACTTTTCAAACGATCCATAAACAGAATGACTAAACCTTTTCTTGAAAGAGTCAAAGACAAGACAGAAAAAGAGTTCGTCAATGAATTTGAAAGGCAGACAGGAACCAAGCCATTACAGAATCAATTGAACGTCGATGAATTTATTGAGGAATCATTAGCGAGAAATGTAAATTTAATAAAAAAAATACCAGCCAAACATTTTTCTGACATTAGTGATTTGACAGAAGAGGCAGTCCGGAAAGGCGAATTGACGCCAGTTCTTCAAAAGAAAATAAGAGAACTGTCACAAGTCAGCAAAAATAGAGCCCGGTTAATTGCCCGTGATCAAGTTGCAAAATTAATGGGTAACATCGAAGAGGCAAGACAACGAAAACTTGGCGTAAAAGAATACATCTGGAGAACTAGACAAGATGTAAGAGTTAGATCGTTTGCGAATACAAAAGGAACGTCAGATCATAAAAGACTTGAAGGGGAAATCCAAAAATGGAAAGAGCCCCCGGTTACGGTTTTTAGAGGGAAAAGAGTAGGAGAACGTCATCACCCGTCAACAGATATTCAATGTTTTCCAAAAGGAACAATGATTAGCACAGAGAACGGACAAAAACCAATCGAAGAAATAAAGATAGGCGATTCTGTCCATTCTCATTGGGGAATGCAAAAAGTGGTTGAATTACATAAAAACCATTATGAAGGCGATTTAATCGGCATTAAGTTTCCGCATAAGACAATATGGCTTACTCCAGGTCATAAAGTCCTCCTCAAAGGCCATGAGGGTGATAGTAGCTGGGTAGCTGCGCATCATCTCAAGATAGGAGATAAGCTTGTAAAACTTGAGAAACTTTTTACGGGTAACTTTTTTCACAAAGAAATAGCTAGGAATATAAAACACCCGCATCCTCATCTTATCAGTGAGGAGCTTATGTCTATCGGGGTTGATATAACTCATACTGGTTTGAACTTCTATAATTGTATTAAGTTCATCAAGTTTAAAATCAGCTTGGTAGTCAACTCCATCTTTGCGGTTAGGTTTTTCAAAAACCCATTGCGGAGTATATTTGACACAAAGGATATCAAGCCAAGTAGCACATATAATCTCAGGTTTAGGAACGGCACCATTAACCCCATATCCACATTGTGGACCGGTGGAAGCTGGAAAGGCGTTTTTTCTTCTTTCCGGATTTTTAATCCATTGGGATACTATCGCCTCGCTTCCATGCCTGATCTCAATACCATAATGAGTAAGGACTCTTTTAATCATGCGACTGGTCATCCCCGTGATTTTGTAAATGTCCCTGTAAGACCAAAGCTCATCAATGTATTTTTTAGTAATCCAAGATTTCAAATCCTCACCGATTTTTTCTTGGGCAATATTAAGATGATTAAGGAAATAACCCTTATTAGCGCATTCCTTAGAACAATAAACACCGCGTTTGTTTTCAAGTTGACTTTTGATAACCTTGAACGACTTGCCGCATGTTTTGCAGTTAACATCGAAAGATCTTCTCTTCATAAAATAAGCTCCAAATTAATTAATAAAATAAGAAACAAACAACTACATTGTAATATTGTCGATGTCGTAAGTCAATCCTTTAATGGTGATGTTTACAATTTTGGGGTTGATAAGAGTATGAGCTACTTCGCAGAGGGAGTTTTGGTTGAAAATTGTAGATGCTGGCCACAACCTATTTACGATGAAATCACCGGAGTAGATCATCCGGACACTGTAGCGGCCAGAAAGAAAGCAGCATGAACCTAGTCAAATACAAAAACCAAGAAGAAGAGGAAAAGCCAGAAAAAGACACAAGACCAAAAACAATAAATCCATGGTTTTTAGAGACGGTTCAAAATGGACTTAAGGCAACAAACGTAAAAGAGTCATCAATTGGGATCACGGAAAACAAAAAGATACCAACTCAATATTTCGAATATGACAGAATATTTGGTCAAGGGGCTTTTGAATCAGCCTTAAAAGTTCCAGAGATGTTTTCAGAGCTTCAAAACATAACGCCAAAAACAAAAGGATTTATTTTCGGCCGGCATAATTATTTTTATCATGGCAATGGAATTTTAAGAATCGGCCATAATGCCGGAAAAGAAGCTTTCTTTTCAGATGATACTTTAAGAAATGAAAGCGTAGCTTGTTATTTGAGTTTAGTTTATTCACGGGAAGAAGACAGAATTGAATCGTTAATCAATGAGTTAGACGATGCAACGGACGGACATCAGACAGATAA